GGTGGGGGAGGCTCGGTCACATCGGCGTCCATCCCTATGACCTGCTCGATGATGTCGTTCACCCTGTCCGCGCTCACGACACCGAGCTGTATAGCGGTGCCCATAGCGGTGAGCGCCTGCCCAATCGTGGCTAGCGCCTCGGCCTTGCGCGCGAGATCCGAGCCCAGCAGCTCGGCGACCTCGTCGTCGACTCGCTCTTTCTGCCAGTCCGGGTGAGCCATCTCGACTTTGGTGCGGGTGGAGATGGCCTTAGCGGTTTCCAAGGTTTGCAGGGTGTTGGCGATCTCCTGCGGGGACTCTGAGACCCCATCGGGGAACTCCACCATGGGTATGGCGCCCTCGGCGATGGAGATACCGAAGTGTTCGCGCATCAGCGCCAGCTGTGTGGTGATAGCCCCAGCAATGGCCGGCCGCCAATACTCGATTTTCTTGTCGCGGGTCATCAGGGACCGGCGGCGTTTCTGGGTCACCTCGGTGGCCGTGATCGCGGTTCCCTCGGTGGTACCGGAATAGTCCTGTATCGAGTACCCGGAATCGTGGATGATCTGCTCAATGAGCGCGCGGGCGGTGCGTTCGTGTTCCTCCACGCGGATGATGAATTGGATCATCTCTAGGGGGTCTTCGTCGGCGTTAGGGGAGGTGTTGAGCCCTAGGAGTAGTTCGCGGTCGGTGTCGAACATGGCACCGTTGCCTCGGCCGAGGGATTTAGCGGCCGTGGGGGACACCACCAGCCGGGAGCGGCCTAGGCGAATATCGCGCATCCACGAGGTCCACACCCCGTCAAGCGCGGCCATGGGGTTTTCCACGCCTTGGAAGTCCGACCGGCCGAGCCTGTCGGTGCCGGGCAAGTGGTCAAACACCCGGTTGGGGAGCATGTTGGGCACTTTCTCCACCGTGAGACGGTCTATACCGGTCTCGATGGTGTCCCCATCGGTGAGCGCGTCGGCTATGAGCTGCATATCGGGGAAGTCAGCCCCGAGCGCTGTAAGCTCCACGCGGCGCCCCAACCGGCCGGCGGTGCCCTCGTACAGCGCGTGGGAGATCGCGCCCTTGTCGTGGCGTTCTAGGTGCCGCCACACCGTATTGTTGTTTTCCTTGCGCAGCACGCGCCAAAACGTCACCGCTGATAGTCGGGTGTAGGCGAATTCGGGTACCGCGACCTCGGCCGGGTATATCGCCGTCCACGGCAAGTCGTGGGTTTCTTTGTCCCATGCTGAGACTAGGTACACGTCGCCTTTGGCCGCGCAGATCTCCGCGCCCTCGCGGAGGTTGGCATAGAGCCCGTCTTTAATCAGCCGGTCAAGGGCGTCTTTGCTGGCCTGGTCGACCTCGTCGGCGTCGAACTTGATAGCGGGGCGCTCACCAAGTAGCAGGTCGGCGGACATGGTGGCGATGTCACCGGCTAGCGCTATGTGAAGGTTGTATTCGCCCTCTTCCTTGGCCGCTGGTGGTCCCCAGATGCCGCGCGCGATAGCCCCCACGAGCCCGCCCCGGTGTTGGGATGGGCGTGTCTTAATCCATTCAGTTCCCGCGCCGAGGTACTTGGGGCCGCCGTAGTAGTGATGGAGCCGGTTGGGGTCACCGGAGTACCACGCCGACCATTCGTCGATTTTGTCGAGCACCGGGTTTATCCAGGGCGGGGGCCACGGTAGATCTTCGGTGGTCCGGTCACCGGCTGGCAACGGCATAGTCGTCCCCTTCCACGTACAGATCCCACGTCGCTTGTGTCGACTTCACTATGTACCGCATTGCGTCTAATGCGTGGTCATCTGCCTTGATGGGAGTATCCTCCCCTTTTTGGGCTTTTTCATCGTCCCACGAATATCCGGGAATCTCGGCTATCAGCCGCTCACACCGCCGGTGGATCTTCAACTTCATGCGCCCGAACAGCGACGACACCAGCCGTATGCCGTCCTCGACCGCGTTGTCGGCCGCGTACTGGAAGTGCCCGCGCTGTTTCACCTCGACCCGAAATGACGCGGCCGAAGGGTCGATGACCCACCACATAACGTCGTCCGGTGTCGGCCGGAACCCCGGGAACGGATTCTTAAGCCACTTCTCTACGTCATTGGCGTACTGGTAGTCGGTTTTCTGCCCTTGGGCCTCTTTGGACGAGTAGTAGTACTCGGAGGCGACATATAGGCAGTTGTCCGCGCCGAGGCCGAGCAGTTGCGCCGAGAACGGGTTAGAGGTTCCGTGGTCGATACCGATACCGAGCCATTGCCGCATAGCGGGCAGCTCGTCGACGATGTGGCGTTCGTCGTCCCACATGTCGTATACGGCGCCCTCGGCCATGACCCACAGGCCCAGAATGTTCCGCTTGTAGTACAGACCCCGGAACGTGCGTTTTTGCGCCTCCACGAAGCCAGGAGGGAGAAAAATGTTGTCGTCTAGCAGGAACTTGAACACCCGAACGTCCCAGTGGTTCGGCAAGATCTCGTTTTGCCGAAGCCAATGCAACGGGTTGTCGGGGTTGGTGGTGGCGAAGATCCGCGCGCCCTCAACGCTCATACGCCCCTTGAGGGTCATCCAAAAATCCTCGGGCAACAGGGTCGCCTCATCGACGTACGCGCCCGCGCAGGTGAAACCGCGAATCTTGCTCTCGGCTTTGGCGTCGTTCGCGCCCACGATATGAACAACCCGGCCGAGAATCGTCGCGGTCGGGGCGCCTTGGGTGTAGTGGATCTGCCGGGCGATGTCCCCGAACTTGTCAACCGACATCAGCGGCACAAACAGGTTTCGGTAAACCGTCTGGAGGGTCTTACCGACCATGACCAGCTCACCGCCACGGGGAGCGTTAGCCACGTACAGCAGCCACGCAATGAGGCTGCTCATGGTCTTACCCGAACGGATCGAGCCTTCCCAAATGTTGATCCGGCCCGTTGCGTGCGCTATCGCGTCGATCTGCTTTTGAAAAAGCATGTCGTACAGCGACACCAACCGCGTGGGCGTCGTCATGGCTACGTCCCGTCCGGTGGCTCGGGGAACGTCGCCGGGGTAGCCGCTTGCGTAATCATGTCGCCCAGAAGGCCCAGCATCGACCGGGCCGCTTCCTCGCCGGCATCGGCATTGTCGTGCCGGTCTATCGCTATGGACTTATCCACGGCCGTGGCCGCGATAATCATGAAATTGCGCTGGTCGGCAGACGGCGGCTTTTCTAGCTCAAGGGTGCAATGGGTGTACCCCATGCCTTCGCCGCCGGAGCCAAACCCGAACACGGTATAGGGCGACCGCATATCGATTAGGGCTTGATCGGCAGCGTTCAGCATCGCGGTCGCGATCTCAGCGCGGCGGGCCTTGTTCGACAACACTTTCGCGCGCGTAGCGTTTTCGGTCTTCGCACGGTCGAAGGTATGGCCGATTTCGCGGGCGATTTTGGCGACGGTGGAGGAACTGACTTTGTGGCGTTTGGCTAGTTCGTTACATCCGTGGTCGGTGGTGTCGTCGCGTAAGTCGGCCTCAATGGCGGCGCGTTTGCGGGGACTCAACGGGCGGCCTTGTCCCATATGCCCCCCAATGTGCTCGTGTGGAGGGTTTCGAGTTTATTGGGTTTTTGCCGGTTATGGGGTTTTAGTGCAGTGTGCGGGGCATGAAAAAGGAGCACCCGGGCGTACCGGGTGCTCCTACGTGGACAGTGGCGGCGGCGTTAGATCGGTATGGGCATGCGGGGGCGGCCGCGCTCGTCCAGGGACAGCCGCATGAAGCTCAGCGGCTCGTCTTTGCGCCACGAGTTCCACGCTCGGTAGGTGTAGGCGATGATCTCGTCTTTTTCCTTCGCCGGTTGCTGAATCTCTGTCAGCTTGCGGCTGAGCGCTATGCGCGGGTCGCCTTCGGTGAGTCCCACGAGCGAGTTGAGGCCGTGGAAAAAGTCGAGCGCGGCTAGGCCGTCGATGTTGAACAGTGTCCATCCGATGTAGCACCGCACGGACGGCGTCATATTGAGGCGGTGATAGGTCAGCATGTGGCTTACGCGCTTGACGAAGTCGGGATATCGCTCTAGAAAGTCCTCAATTTCGGCGTTGGTCACGCGCTCGTGGTGCGCGCCGTAGCGGCCGGCGCGTTCCATATGGATCGCCAGGCGAGCGGACGCGGCCACGGCCACCGGGTTAGGTATCCCGGCCATATGGAGCATGTCGGAGGCCGACCGGGCGCGGCCAATGTCGATGTACTTTTGCGCGTCACGCGGCAGGTTACGGGCGACCCATTCGGTGATGGTCACGCCAGACTTGACCACGGCGGCTAGGCGGTGTTGACCGTCGACAAGGTTGCCGTCGATGTCGAACTTGATGGGCTGCGCGGTTTGTGGCCACCGGCCGCGTTTGAAGTCGCGCGCGTAGGCGTTGACGCTTTCGTCGGACCGCCTCCGGTTGACGATGTTGTGTGTCATCCATTCCCGAGCGATGGCGGGTGTAATTTCCTCTTGCTGCATGGTCACCGGCGGCGTGCTGTTGGTCATGTGCGTGTCTTCCTAACGGGTTTTTACCGGGTGAGCGTTCGGAGTTCCCGAACGTAGAGCAGTAGCGTGAGTGCTGATGTGAGAAAAGCGGCAAACATGGCGTTAAGCCAATACAGCTCGTGATTGATCGCCAGGCCGATGCCGACGGAGGCCCACCAGACGACCACGGCCGGGTAGAGCGTGAGGATGAACTTAGTTAGGAGACTCATGGAGGTATCCATACGGAATGTGGTTGATGTTTTTCACGAGCTGATCCAGGAATCGGGTGATGTATTCGCCGCGTCGCTCGTCGCTGGGCAGGTTGTGGAACTGGCGTAGCGCGCCGTTGAACGCCGCCCGGTCGCCGGCTATCCGGGCCTCAATAAGAGCGATGCTCCACGTGACCTCTGCCGGACAATCCGGGTCGTTTTTGGTGAGCGTATTAGCCTCGATGTAGTCGAGTTTCACGCGCCGGTATTGCCGGTTTCGTCCGAAAACGTGTTCGCAGAAGATTTCCGACCACACGACGAGCAGGATGTCTACCCTCGCGCCTTCATCGTTGAAACGCTGCATCAGCGTCTCAAACTGGCGGTATTCCCCGTTCCGGTACGCGAAGTAGGCTTCGTGAGCGAGTTTCGCGGTCGCGGCGACCTGCTCGTCGTCGGTCATGGTCATTTCGCGGCCGCTTTCGCGTAACCGGCCGGGGTCGCGGCGATGGTTGCGCCGATCATCATCAACAGCTCTTCGAGGTATCGCCCGTGTACGACCTCGTCCGGCCACGCTAGTAGCTCTTCTGACACATTGGAGAACGCGTCACGGTCGCCTTTAACGCGGGCTTCAAGCAGCCTCATGGCCCATAGGGTCTCTGGCTTGGTGACGCCCTCGCGGTCAACGTCGGCGTTGGGGTAGAACCCGAAATCGGTTTCGGTTTCGCCGAAGGCGTGGAATATGAACGCGTCGCACCACACCAGGATTGATTTACTGATGCTCTGCGGGCCGTGAGCGTTGAACATCTGTTGCACGGTGCGCAGCGCCGCGTTATGGCATACGCGGGAGCCGTAGCCGGTTTCGCGGCCGGCGCGGATGGCCAGGTCTAGGGCCTTTTCTGCTAGGGCCATGACTTCCGTGGTGGCGTCGTCTGAGCTGGGCGGGTTTGGCATGACGGGTTGTTACCTTTCGCGGTCTTCGAGCTTTTTAAGCGCTGTTTCGCGCATCGCTTGTAGTTCGGTTTCGTCTAGGTGGAACCAGGGCGGTTTAGTCGCCCGGCGGCGGGGCCGTCGCGCGAAGTCCCAGAACCGGCCGGCGATGGCCTGAGCGGCCAGCACAGCGGTAATAATGCCCGCTACGGCGAGGTACCAGCGGGTAACGGGCCACGGCGCTAGAAGACCCATAGCAATGCCTGTGGAGATGAGGAGCGCGAAAAACCCGGTCGCGGCTTTCACGCTGTCTTTTCCGGTCATGTCTGTCCTTTCGTACCCGATATGTCTTTCTACCGCGACAGGCGATGGAACCAGCGCGGGCGACACTGTTCGGGGTAGGTGTCTTTCAGGTAGGTGACGAACACGTCGTGACATTTCAGCGCCTGGTCTTTGGTGGGGAAGCGGCGCATTAGATCCTCTGGGCCGTCAAGCGCGGCGGTTTCGTACAGGAGCGGCACATGCTCCCCCACGGTGAACGCATGGTCGATAACCAGGAACACCGTGGACACCAGCACCGAGGCGCCTAGCCGGGTCTGTTTGATGATCCGCTTAGGGTCATTGAACACCGATTCGACAGCGGCGCGGTCTATAGGCAGGTGGTCCAGGCCGTACCACATCCCCGAGCACGGGTCACGGTCAAATGTCATAGGGTGTCACCTCCGGTAGCGCGGTGCTCAGGGCGCGCATAAGCGCCCTACGGTTGAAGGCGCCCATTCTGGCTAGCCCGTACCGTTCAGATCCGAGGTCTATCGCGAAGCGCAGTACCCCGCGCTCAGTGCTGCTTGACAGGGAGAAATCTCCACGCTCGTACGCCTGACGCGCGGCCGCCCAATCGATGTAAACCCCCGATCCGTCCGGTTTGACCGCCGCGCGGACGAAGTGACCGTTACGAAGCCAATACCCATGCTCTATGAGCAGCTCGACGGCCGCTCTCACATGCGGATCGTGGTTAGCGATCCACCCCTTGAGGTTGATTTCTAGATCGGTGTGCAAGTTCAGTGCCATGGTCCTAGCCTTCTATGTCGACATAATGCAATCCGTGGTCTATCTCAAATCCGCAGTCTTGGCAGTAGTGCGCCCCTTCGGCCTGCCCAGGCGCGGGAGGCTGGTAATAACAATCATCTTCCGCGTCAATGGGGTCACCGCAGTGGTAACACTCGGTGTCGTGCGCGGCTTGCACCAAAACGATGACCGTCATCGGGGGGTGGCTTTCACGGTCCACACTTCGGTGTCGGACCCCAGGCCGGCCCCCATGCTGTGTAGAGCGGTTCTTACGTACAGCTGAATGTCTTCCCGGATCGCTTGCGGCCGGTTCTCGATGCCGTACTCATTTGCCCACGCTTCGGCTTGCTCGGGCGTTAGCTCGATGGTGGCTCGAATGGCTACTTTCATGGCGTGTTCTCCGGTCCCGGTTTTGGATCGCGGCGTGGGTGCGGTACGACCAAGGTGCCGTCGTCGAGCCCGTCGTACATGTCGATGAGCCCGTCGACGACGAGTTGCCTAACGGCCTCCCGCACGGTTTCGTACGGGAGGCTCAACGCTTGGCTAATCTCGGTCAGGTTGGCGGGCTCCTGCTCGTAGATGTGGGCCCATACTCGCTTAGTTGTGGGGTTCATTTACCTGCCGTGCTTTGCTCTTGGTGTGGACGCGGACGGGGTGGATGGTGACCTTAAGCCCTAGACCGGCTTCATGACCTTGTAGGGGCTTTCTCTGGGCTATGGCCTCTTTCAGGTCGTCGAGTGTGGCGCCGACGGTAATCACTTCGCCGGTTTCGGGGTCTGTGTAGTGCTCGGCGTCGACGTCGAACCATCCCGCCACTGCGGTCATAACGTCGTCGAGTTCGCCGGTGATAGTGGATCGTTCAAGGCCAACCTCATCGGTGATGGTGTAAATCGTGGTGGGCATTTCGGATTCCTTTCTAGGCGGTGTGGAGTTGGATTTTCAGGCCCAGCGCGTAGACCGTGTCGGTCCCGGCCGTGGCGAACAGTTCGCCCTTGTCGACCTTTTGGCTGGTTTCCCAGAGCGGGCCGGCCAACCCTTCCTTAAAGTTCCCGGCGTCTAGGTAGCGGCCGACGACCCAGCGCGAGCACACGGGCCAAACTTCATCGAACGTTCCGGTAATGGTGCGCGGGTCGGTTACGTCCTGCTCGGTGACGGTGATCGTGTGGGCCTTGGTGGTCATCTCTGGTTCCTGCTCTCTCTGGGGTAACACCTAACTTAATGCCAGCGTGGCATTAAGTCAATACCTGAGTGATGCTATTTAGTACCGCTTTTCTAGAGAGATACCTTTAGGGTGCAATACAGTACCGCTTACACATCGAAGCGGTACACTATGTCTATGAATTCGGACAAACTGCCTGTTAAGCCGTGGAACAAGGGCCTTAAGCTACCGGTCGAGATCCTGTCCGAGCGTGAGGTAAACCAGCTCGTTAACGCCGTGTCGCGGCGGGGGCATACCGGCGTGCGTAACCGGGCGCTTATCAGCCTGATCTATCGCACCGGGCTACGGATCTCCGAAGCGCTCGCGCTCAGCGTCAAGGATGTGGACACCCAAGGCGGCACGGTGCGCGTGCTCCACGGCAAAGGCAATAAGGCACGCACCACGGCCATTGACCCCGGCGGCGC